CTGAAGTTCCAGAGCGCTAAGAAGTTGGTCTTAAAGCAATTAATTTTCCAAAACGTTGTCCTGCAATATTCAATGTAATATTTTTATTATGTTCTGTAATAATTTTGCTAGCTATCTTTTTTTGCAAACAACCGCAACTTTTTGTATGACCGCTTTTTAATGCATCTGATCTTGTAATAAATTCATTCCCACAAAAACAACGACATAGCCATTGAGGTTTATTTCCTTTATTTTCTACTCTTTTAAGGACTACCACTCCCTAAGGAGTAGTATATCCTGTTAAATCTTTTGCTTTACCTGCCATTATATAATTCCAGTCGCTTCAAAAGAATGTTGTTTAATATATTCTTTCCTTGGCGTTACTGCTCCTCCCATTAAATCATCAAATAATTTATTCGCTTCATATGTATCTTCAACTGTAATTTGTTTAATAATCCTCTTTTTAGGATCCATTAATGTTTCTTCTACTTCTTCAGCCGACATTTCCCCAAGTCCTTTTAGTCTATTTACAGTATATTTTTTATCTTTATGTGTTTCTCTATACTTTAAAAGCGCTGCATCATCTTTTAAATAAATATAAGTATCTTTCCCTTCTGTAATTTTATAAAGAGGTGGAACGCCAGCATAGATATGTCCATCATAAATCAGTTGAGGACAAAATGTCCATATAAAAGTATAAAAAAGATTTTTAATATGACTTCCATCTATATCGGCGTCACTTTCAATAATAATTTTATCATAACGAAGGTCTTCTGGTTTATATGTTAATTTCATAGTTTTTTGGTCTATTTTTAAACCAAAAGCATCTATCATGGTCATAATTTCGGCATTTTTCTGTATTTTATCCAATGTTGCTTTTCTTACATTCAAAATTTTTCCTCTTACTGGAAGAACTGCAACAAATTCATTATTACGTGCAGTTTTAAGATTACCAGAAGCAGAATCACCTTCCGTAATATATATTTCACAACGAGATCTATCTTTACTATAACAATCTGCAAGTTTACTATCAAACTTTAAAGCTTTTTCTTTTTTCTTTCCTTGCTCACGAGCACGCTCTCTAGCTTTTTTAGCTGCTTCTCGCGCCTTCTTAGCATTAATTGCTTTATCCGCAATTATCTTAATTTCTTTTTCATTATTATTTAACCAATATTCAAGATTTTCTGTAAGAGCAGTTGTAAACGGCTTCATATCAATTTTTGTAATTCTACTTTTTACCTGAGCATCATAAGATACATTAGGAGCCGTTAGATTGAAAACAATATACATTCCTTCCTGAATATCGTCTCCACTAAGATTTTCATCAGTAGATTTAAGCCATTTTTTCTCTTTAAAGAATTTATTAAATTCACGAGTAATAAGTGTTTTAATTTGTGTTATATGCTGTCCACTCTCGGTCAGGCCAGTATTAACATATGGAACAATAGTAGAAGAATAGTTTGAAGTATATGTTAATACCATATCCATTTTATTGCGGCCTTCGCTATAATTCATATTAAACCTAGAATCAATAAGTTCTTTACCAGCGACCGCCGAATCAACTAAATCATCTAATCCTCTTGTGGATATATATTGAATTAAATTATTTTTGCCTAAATTTAAATTAATAGTAAGTCCAGGACAAAGACAAGCTATGGTCTGAAAAAGTTTTTTAATTTTATCTAATTCAACTTCAGTATGTGTAAAAAATTCTTCGGAAGGTTGCCAGGATACAATAGTTCCATGCATTAACCCTGCATCTCTATTTCCCCAAACTTCTCTTTTCTCAAATACCCCTTCTTTAAACCAAATTTTTTCAACCTTACTATCCCTAAAAGTTTCAACAGTAAGCCAATGACTTAAAAACGTAGTAATTTTACTTCCTATTCCGAAAGATCCTAGTGAAGTTCCTTCATAAGTACCATCTTCACGATATTTACCAGAAGTATTAAGAACACTAAAAGCTGCTTCAAGAATAGTTTTACCATCATCGCGATAAGAATTTGGAATAAAACCTTGTCCATAATCTTGAACAGTAAAAATATCTTTATCAATTGTTACATCTATTCTATCTCCATTGCCAAGTCTAAATTCATCAACGGCATTTGACACTATTTCTACGAGTAATTGTGTAGAATATGTAGTATCACCTGCATATACACCCGGTTTAAGACGAGTAAAACTCAACGGATCGAGTGATTCTATTGAATTTTCATTATATAATTTTCCCATAATATTTTTCTCTCTTCTTTATTTTTCTATATTAAAATTATAGCATAATTTTTTGAAATTTTCAAATGAAAATCTTATTCTATGATGTTTCCTTCGTGTGTTTAAAAAATTTTAAAAATTTGACAAGTTGCAAAATTTTTGTTACAATAATTATAACAAACAAAAAACAAAAAAGGCAAGTAGAATGTTTATTTTTATCCTACTTGCCTTTTTATTATTTAGTTTTTACTTCAATCCATTTAGCACTTACAAAACCATATGTTTTTTTATTAATTCTAATGTAATACCATAAATTATTATTTTTGTCTTTCAGCGCATCACAAATTTCAATTTCTGTATTTTTAGTGATTACTGAAATACTTTTTAATGTAGGGTTCTCTGTTCCTGCCCAAGTTCTTACATATAAAGAATTAGCTTTTACAATACCTACTTGCTTAGGTTCTTTATTTAATTTAAAATCATTTGTATCGGTTTTCTATTGCTATTGTTTTTGCTAAATATTTTTATATTCAGTAGTATATTTTCCGATTCCTAAATTAGTTGCAGTATGATGATTATCATATAATAAAATATCTCCAGGTAATAAATAATTACTATTTTTTAAATATTTAGATGCAGTTAATACAATAAAACCTGCTTTTTGAAAAGTTGATCTCATATTACCTGTATAAGTAGCTTTTATATTTTTTAAAGCATCAATATTTTTAAGATATCCGACTGCTTTTACATTAGAAATAACGCCCTTAGAACAATCTGCTTCACAAGCTGTTTTTATTTTTGAAGGACGAAAATCGCTAGCTTTTAATTGGGTCCAATAAGTATCTCGTTGATATTGATCATATCCAATTAAATCATTTAATGCCGCTTCAATACCAAGTTCTGCAAACATTTCTCTTATCTCTTGATTAGGATATCTTAATACACATGTCCATGGTCTAGAATACCAATCTATAATTTCCCATTCATGTTTATTTTGATCTCCTGCTTTTCCGCCATGTAACTTTTTATTTTCATCTTTGCCGCTATTAGAAATTTTATTATAGTATTTTGTAAAATCTACATTACTCATTTTCTTATTATCCTCCTTTTCATAATATAAATTTAAATCAACATTTCCATTAATTCCTTTTATTTTTCCTGTAAAACTATATTGAAAAATATCACACTAATAACTGGGTACACTTTTACTCGTTTCTGCCAGCCAAAAAGCATATTTATTAATTAATTCTGGCTAATACATATTTAAGTAATAATCTTTATTTGCATAAATACCTGCTTTATAACCATCTTTTGTAATCTATTCACAAAAGGTTTTAGTAAAATTAATACAATCTTTTTTTGTAAGTTTTACTCCTTTAGCTTTAGCTTTATTAACAGTGTCATACTAGAAATCAAAAAATACATAAATATCTTTTTTATTTAACCCAGCTAACTAAATATTTTTTATACAAGATTTTGCCTACTATATAACATCTGCAATAGAAAGAGAATAACAGAAATGATAAACACCTTTTATATCTAAATTATTTTTTTTCGCTTCTTCGACATAATGTAAAAAACATTTATCTATTTCTTGGCCTTTTCCCTCTCGGAAAATAATAAAATCTATATCGTTTTGAGTTACAATAGTATGAAAATTTGCTCCTTCTTGCCAAGAAGAAATATCAATACCTCTTTTTATCATTTATATTCCAACTTTCTTAATTATAATAAAAAATAAAGGGAGTAGTTTATTACTCCCTTTAAAATAAATTAGTTATCAATTTCAGGTAAACCTGCTAAACTGGTAAGTAATGATGCAATACCTGCTAATGCGGCAGTGCCTAATACTACCTTCCAATCCACCTAAGTAATCATTGCGGCGGCCGGTAAAGCAGCTACCGCAGTCTGGGCCATTGTTTTTACTGCACGGATTCCCGCAGCTTTAAACCATTCTTTTGTAAACATTTTTTATCCTCCTTTTGTTTTTATTACATACGTTCTGCAATATTTGCAATTTTAGACCTATAAATATTTTTTAAAGTGGTTTCTCCATAAATAGATTCGCCTCTAAATACTTTAGAAACACGTTTTAAACCATTGTTAGAACCTGAATATGTATTTAAATCAACTTGAGCATTATCATCACCGTCTAAAATAACGATAGAATCTTCACCGACTCTTTGTAAAGCAAGTTTCATTAAATCAATATTCATATTTTGAGCTTCAGTTATATATATTCCAGCTCTCATCCCAGATGTATCAAATCCTCGAATATCTGACATTGGCAATAATAATAATTGTCCTTTGTCTATTAAAGTCTATACGGCAATTTTATCGCCTAATTTACTACTTAAAAAATTTCCAATTTGTGAGTCTAATAATTTTTCATCTTTTGATCCGGGATAATCGTTAAACATTATATCTTTCAATATAAACTAGACTATATCTTATTTTAAACTATCTTTTAACAATAAATATTTTTGATATTTACGATAAAGATGTCTTGGACAATTTGAATACAAAATATCAAGAATTTTTAATACTTGTTGTCTACCTCTCCATTGAGTATGCCATGCAGAAGTAAAAAAATTTTTTGAATGATTTTCTTTTTTAATTAAATTATCTATTATCTATTGAAAATCTTTAACAGTATTTTCATAATAAGATGTAAAATTTATAGTTACATCAGTAGTAAAATCTGATGAATAACTTAAGCTTCCATCTCCATCAAAAAGGCCTAAAGCAAATGCTGGTAAAAACTATTTAGGAATTAGTTCATATGGAATATGATCACACTTATATGTTTTATTTGGAATAATATTATATTTACCTAAATCATTAAAAATTTGTTCATCAATAAATTCTACTGAACAACATGTACTATTATTACGTTTATCATATATTATTTTTCCATCTATTCCTAGATCTTCTTTATATTTTTCTAAAATCTATAAATCCTTTTCTTGAAGCTGTAATCTTATTCTTCCCTTACTGTTTTCTTTTGGTTTATCGACTGAACCATCAGTAAATAAAAAT